CGCAGGGCGCGGCAGGCAGGCACTCCGGGACGCGGAACGGGCCGCCTACAACGCCGCCCAACTCGGCACCCGACAAGCAGCCGCGATCGCCGCCGCCATGCGCGGCCAACCCACCCCACCCGTACAAGCCGAGATCGGCGACGAAGCACAGGCCGCCTGCGACCACATCCCCGCCGCCATCGAAGAGGAGCAGCAAGGCGCGCTCGCACTCCTCACCGCCGCCGGGCTCACCGCCCTCGGCATGGCCGGCCTCAACAGCGCCTTCAGCAGGGCCCGGCGCGCGGTCGGCCGCATCACCCGCGGCATGGCCGTCGCCATCACCAGCGCCGCCGCGAACGGTGCCCGGCTCGTCGCCCGCGCACTGGGCTCAGGTGTCCGCCTCCTATGGGTGGCCGAGCCCGACGCCTGCCCGGCCTGCGCCGCCTACGCCGGCCACCACATCCGCCCCGGCGGACTCTTCCCCGGCGGACTCTCCCTCGATCCGCGGCGCACCGTGTTCACGACGGCGATCCCGGGCCCACCCCGCCACCCGCACTGTCGCTGCGTCACCGTCCCGTGGTCGCCGGACTGGCCGGTCACCGGGACGCCCCTGCCCACCCTGTTGCGCCAGCGCGCACGCACCGCACGGAGATCGTGATGCCTAGAGGAGTCATGGCCGAGGAACGCTGGGACGAACTCCGCGAGCTTCACGCGGAAGGGCTCGGCCGGAACGTTATCGCCCGCCGGATGGGCATCAACACGTCCGTCATCTCCCGCACTGCCGAGCACCTCGGGCTGACTTTCGACCGGTCGAAGATCCAGGCAGCAGCCGAAGCCCGCAAGGCCGACGTCGAGGAACGGCGCAGCCTCCTCGCCTCCCAGCTCCTGGACATCGCCGAAGACTCCCTCAAGCGGATCTACCGGCCAACCACCGTCTACTCCTTCGGCGGCGCGAAGAACGAGTACAACGACCACACCTTCGATGAGGCGCCCGTCGCGGAACGCGTCAAGCTCATGACCGCCGCAGCCATCGCCGTCGACAAGTCGCTGAAGCTGGTGCCGCCGGGCGAGAGCAGCGGCTTGGACGCGGCTAAGTCGATGCTGGGTGCGCTGGGTGAGGCGCTCACCTCGTACTCGCGGGACCAGGACGAGCAGGAGCTGCCGCCGGACGAGGGCGGCGAGGCGTAACCATGCTCGACACGATGCCCCTGTCCCGGAAGCAGATCCGGTCTGTCGCCGAGTCGACGACGAAGATCTCCTGCTGGGAAGGGGCCATCCGGTCGGGGAAGACGATCGCGTCACTGCTGAAGTGGCTGATCTTCATTGCGAATGCGCCGACCACGGGCGAACTCGTCATGATCGGGAAAACCTCGCAAACTATCCACAGGAACCTATTTCTCCCCATGCAGGACCCTGCCCTGTTCGGGGAGATCGCTTCCCTCATCCACTACACCCCGGGCGCGCCCACCGCGACGATCCTCGGGCGGACCGTGCACATCATCGGCGCCAACGACGCCAAGTCGGAGCCCAAGATCCGAGGCATGACGGTGTGCGGCGCCTACGTCGACGAGGTCACCCTCGTGCCGCAGGTCTTCTTCGAGCAGCTCTACGGGCGAATGTCAGTACGCGGCAGCCAGCTGTACTGCACAACTAACCCGGACAATCCGGCGCACTGGTTCATGCGGGACTGGCTGTCACAGGTCGGCAAGAAGCCGGTGAGCCGCTTCTCGTTCACGATCGACGACAACCCGTTCCTCGACCCCGACTATGTCGCCGACATGAAGGCCAGCCACGAAGGCCTGTTCTACCGCAGGTTCATCCTCGGGGAGTGGGTGGCCGCGGAGGGTGCCATCTACGACTCGTGGGACCGGCAGCGGCACGTCGTCACGGCCCTGCCGAAGACCGGCATCCACCGGTGGATCTCGCTGGGCGTGGACTACGGGACCAGTAACCCGTTCCACGCCGTGCTCATCGGCCTGGGCGCGGATCGGCGCCTGTATGCGGCGGCGGAGTGGCGGTACGAGGCGCGGCAGCACAAGAAGCAGCTCACCGATGCCGAGTACTCGCAGCGGTTGCGCGGCTGGTTGGGCGAGGTGCCGGGGATCGGGGCGGTGCGCCCGCAGTTCGTCACCGTCGACCCGTCCGCGGCGAGCTTCTCGACGCAGCTGATGCGGGACAAGCTGCGACCGACTCCGGCGAAGAACGACGTCATGGACGGCATCCGCACCGTGTCGTCGCTGCTGGCGGCGAACAAGCTGCTGGTGCACGAGTCCTGCAAGGACTTGATCACGGAGATCGGCGGCTACTCCTGGGACGACAAGGCCGCCCTCCGCGGCGAGGAGCGCCCCATCAAGGTCGCTGACCATGGCGTCGACGCACTCCGCTACGCGATCTTCACCACTCGAACCCTGTGGCGGCACAAGCTCGCCCTGGCCGCCTAGAAGGGACCTCGCTATGCCGCTCCCCCAGCCGGGTAACACGCCGTGGCCGCCGCCGAGCCTGGAGGTCCCGCATGCCGACATGGACATGTGGCGGGCCTGGTACGCCGGCGATGCGAACCATTTGGCGGCGGTGTATGGCGGGGTGGCCGCCTACACCCGTAACGGGACGGCGCGCGAGTTTTTCCAGGTGGATCAGCGCCGCGCCACTACGGGTGAGCTGCGCATGTTCTGGGGTCAGGACCCGTCGCCGGGCCAGCAGGCGGCGAAGTTGCATGTGCCGATCGCCTCGGATATCGCGGAGACATCGGCGAACTTGTTGTGGGCGGATGTGCCGCAGGTGACCGTGGACCTGGACTCGACGGAAATGGCGAAGTCGACGCAGGCGCAGATCGGCCGCTACCTGGACGACCGCGGCCACGCGAAGATGCGG